TGCCTCCGCCAATATTAATGTTAACGGTCATGGAACCTTCGGCATGATCAACAGTTTGATCTACCGAGACCTCCTTGACTTTGTCAATGAGCTTCTTTTTTCTAGTCATAGTAGATTGGTTTGTTTCTAAGGCTTCTTTAAACGAAATAGTGGTTTCCCCCTCTTCGGGGTTTAAATTTACGATTTTTTCTTCGTTAAGTTCACCTTCGGAAAATGCGGTTAGGCCTTTAACAGCTGGGATCGAAACGAGTCCGAGATGGCGGAGTGCCAATTTGCCGGGGTGGGGATTAGTCTCCGCCTCGGGCAAGTAGAAAGAACTACTTACTTTTTTAAACACTCCATCACGGATAAGCTTCTCAGCCTTAGGGGTAAGTTCTACGTTACCCCATAAAGCTTTGCCTTTTCTCCAAAGATTTTTTACCCACCCTAACGCGGGCGTACCATCTGATTGATCGTGCCCAATAATCAAAGGAGCTTCGTGATTGCCGGGAGCATAAGTACCTACAACCTGGTCCAAGTCCTCTTCTGTAAACATTAGTTTTTGCCCAGTAGAGCTGATCTGGGGACCAGCTCTGAACATTTCTATGTCTATAGATTTCTTCTCTTGCTGAGAAGTTAAAGGTTCTTTAGCGTTTAAAACTTCTTTATTATCGGGCATTTTCATTACTGGATGGTGGTAGCGTTAAGAAGATAATCGAATCTATCAACGTTTCTAGAGAAGGAATCCTGTACCTGAGCAACCTGACCAGCAGGTGTTCTAACCACAGTGATAACGAGACGCTCAAGGGTCGGCGAAGTCGCGACATAAACGTCAAGTCTTAAAGTTCCTCTCTCCAGGTCCGCTAAGCTGTTATTAGCGTCAGAACAAACAACCAAGTAGGCCTGTTCTGGTCTTGCACCGAACAGTGCACCCTGACGATAGAGTTGACCCATTACCTGGGAGGCAATAGACTTGGCTCTAGAGTAAAGAGTACCAGCAGAATCGATCTGCTCAAATAGAATATCATCGAAGCTTCTTGACATAACGTCGAGAAGGACGTTAAGGATTGCTCTTGTGTTAACAAACTTGAATAGGGCGTTCGGGCTAGTAGTTCTAGCACCCCATGCTACGATACCTCTGTTGGGAAGGCTTCTGACTGGGTTGAGGCCTAAGGGGTAAGTAACTTCTTGCTGTTGAGCGGTGATATCAAAGCGGAGGCCAATTGCTCCTCTAAGTGGGTACCTTGCGCCAGCAGGTGCTTGCTGGAAGCCCTCGTTAACGTATCTAGAACATGCAATACCAGCGATAAATCCGCTAGGAGGCACGAAACGATCGTTAGAGTTCTTGATGTAAGGACCGTAGAAAGCAGAGTGACCGAAAGGAGCAGCAGCAACTGTCTTGATGTAAGCCAACTCGTCTTGAACTTCGCTCAAGGAGTTTTCGTCACCACCACAGTCGATAAGGGCAATATGCTGAGTACCAGAGATACCTTCTACTTCACCAAGTTTACCTTCGGCAGCCTTAAGAAGCGCCTGAGTAACCTTGACTCTTTCGACCCTTGCCTGAGTCTTGGTAAGTCCACTAGAAGTGGTTACGAAGGACGAGTATGCTTCAGGAGCAAAAAGGAAACCAGGGCGATAGTCGCCAGATCCCATACCTTGCTCAATTGCGTAAACAAAGTCCTGAGCTCGTGACTTAGCAGAGAGCTTATAAGCATTGAAGTCAGCGGCTTCATCAGGAGAGTTAACTCTCTTGACGTTAATGTCCTTCTTACCGTAGCGGTCAAGACCAGGAACGATGGGTGAAGGAATACCATTCTTTGAAGTAACCTTAAGCTTCAAGAGGTAATCATGACGGTAGAAACCATTGGCTTCAGAACTGTCAAGGTAACCGATAGTGTTACTTTGGAAGGCTGAGGTAGGAGCAGAAACAACTTCGAACTGATCGTCGCGAGTAGGTTGTTGAGAAACTTGGTATCTTACACCAGCAATAACAACAAAGTCTCCGAGGTTAAGCTCTTCGGTGAAGTTCGTGCTAATACCCTGAATCGCTGCGCCAGCAGCAACAGCACCGATGGGTTGACCAGAGGGCTTAATGGTAGCAATTGTGTCGCTAAGAACTTCTACGACTTCGTAGGACTTCTCGTTGCCAACAGTACCAATAAGAAGATTCTGACCAGGGAAGATTTCAGAAAGGAAACTAGTTGCAGTTCCGGTTACTTTACCGTCGCCATTAGCTTCAACAGTGATCTCCGCGGTACCAGAAATAGCGGTAAGAGTTCCAGAAATGATGTTACCAGTTCCGGCATAAACCAGGCTTCCGGTAAGTGATGCATCGGTGGAAGAAGCACGGAGTTGAGGTACACCAGCCAAGCTAAGCTGATCGCTGATCTTAATACCGTTATTAGGGGCATACTGATTAGCACTCAGACCGTCTTGTGTGTAGTCAACATCTACAACATCTACGTGGTAGAAAGCATCGAGTTCCTTATCTCTAAGAATCTCATCTATGCTCTCTTTGATAGATGCGCTAAGTTCTGCGGGAGTAGCGCCGTTAGCAATAACAGCTCTGTTTTCACCAGCAATGTTTACGTAGAAGACTTGGACACTATCAGGAACATATCCACTTCTAGTTACGTTTCCGCCAACAGAAGTAATGAGTCCGTTAGGAGTGGAATCTGCGTCAGATCCATCGAAGCCTCTTACAAAACTGCTAGTAGCAGAGTCCCAGCGGAAGTATCTTGCTTCGGCATCAGGCCAAGAAATTTGGCTAGGCTTACCAACTCGGTTATCAAGAGAAACCGCAATTACCTTGCCGTTAGCAATATCGGAAGTGCTGTTATAAACGCCAGCGTTAATAACAAAACCTTCAAGAGCATCAGAAAGATAAGGTAAAGCGTTTGCAGCTTTAACAGCAGGATTTGCTTCAGCAGGATTACCGCCTTCGAGGTCATACTTAAGTCTGCGAACTCTTACACCAGAAACTGTACCTGTTACGGTAAGAACAATGTGGTTCTGACCAGCGCCTGCAGATGCAAGAGCGTCGGTTTCGGTGGGGCAAACTTTGAACTTGTTGTCTGCTTCGTCAATAGCAGATACGTAGTAGGTTTCTCCGAAAGTCAATCCCGTCTGAGGATCAACACCGGTTCCGACATAAGCAGCTTCGCCAGGATCAATACCTTCGATTACGAAAGCATCACCAGCAGCGAGAGGATCAGCAGAAGTACCAGCAATGGACAGTGACTCTACGCTAGTTACGTGAATGAAGTCTGCATCAGACTCAGTAACAGGAGAGATTTTACTAACTTCTTCGATATAGGCTCCAACAGCAGCGCCGGAGATAGGAAGAATGGGTTCGTTGTTGCTAATGTCTCTTGATACGGCACGGAATATGATTTCCTTGGTAGGAACGTAGCTGTTAATAGTACCGGCATCGGTAGGAGTTGCAAAAGCAGTATCAGCAATCTGGTAGCCTTTGAATACTTGGATTTCAGGAATTATGCGAACGTCTTTAGAATAAATTCTAAAGGTAGCAACTTTAGCCTCTTCGTCGGTTTGTTCAATGCGATAATAGGTACTGAAATCGGGATCAGTTTGCTGGAGATATCCAACAATATCAAAAGCGTTGTCGTTTACGTCAAGTGCCGTGGTGGTGATACCTCTGATAGCAATGCCATCATTGTCGTTAAATCCGAGACTCTTGTCTCCGAAATAGCGATCACCAAGCTTAATTGTGAACAAGTTCCAACCTGCGCCCTTGGTAACAACTACGTTAACCTCGGGAGTAGGAGTTACGCGGGTGTAGTAAAGGATACCATTGACACCGACGTTATCGAAAAATGCATTTACAGCATCAAAAGAAACGATAGACTGCCCATTGCTTCCAGCAGTAGGTGAACCACCTGCTTTCTCAATGAAGTCAGTTACAGAACCAATCTGGGTTGGTTTATACGGAGGGAGTGATGCGTACGAGTCTACGGGATTCTCATCATAAGGATCCACGGGAGTAGAACCAAAGATGTAACCAATTGCATGAGATGCAATGGGTTGGGGTAATCCACCAGTGGAAGACTGAGTAACAAACACACCAGGGCGCTGTAGAGCGCCTACGTTAATGTTTACAGGATTAGCCATAAATTAAATCTTTAACAAAGTAAGAGGCCTTTCAGAAAGCCTTTAAACAAATACCTATTTATAAGCTTTAATCTTCTGGGTTGGTTTTGTATAATTGGAAGAGATTGTTCATTAGCCAGTCGGGGCAGCTTTCTCTACCGCATTTTTGCAGTTCTAGAATTTTAAGAGCCTTTCTCATAATTTTATTAAAATCAGAATCCGTAACGTAATGAGAGCAAATTTTTACAAACTCTTTTAGTCTAATAGCGTCTTGGCTAACAGATACGGAGCATAATATTAAAATGAGCTTTAGCCTTAATTCGTCTGTCATGAAGATTGTGATCTAGATTTATTTATATTTTCAATTTCGCTCTGGTGAATTTGAATCATTGCCATCACTTTAGTCATAGGTTGAGATTCAAAAAAATCTAAAGCCACAAAAGAATTATTTTGCAAGTAATAGCACACTTCTAAAAACTTAAATTTAGGCATAAAGTTGCAAAAAATTTCCTTTGACAAAATATCAAATATTTCTTTTACAACTCTAGGAACCAGTTTCCTTATTAATTCTGGTCTAGTTGATACGTGTTCTATAATACCAACAAGATCTTCATACACAATTTGTTTCTCTCCTTCTGAAAAGTATCTCTCTAAAAATTCTAAGTCCTTTCCGGTGATATCTCTGAATTGGAGTCTATTTCCCCTTCTATCTAATATAGTAATTAAATAGTTATATTCTCTGGTTATGGTGTACTTATCACTCATCTGTGCCTAATAGCTGCCCCATGCCTTCGCCAATTTTCTTTAGCTGCCTAGCAGTGAGTTTTTTTGCATCTCTCATAGAAAGTCTTTTTTGCCCTTCTTGAGGAGCATGGAGAACGCAAATAGTTTGCAAAGTGGCTTCGATCTCTGAAAGCTTATCGTTAGAGTTAATCTCCGCGATATGAATAAGATCTTCTGCGCAAGGCTCTTTAAGATAGAGAAACTTACCTGGTACTATTTCAATAGGTAAGACTTCGGGTTCACCAAAATCAAAAAAAGAGTCTGAGGAAATGTCAGCGAAATTGGGTTCTGATACTTGCCTAGACATTTTGGAAGTTGCCATGAGTTTGTGATCGTTTATACGTATACTTCTTTAAACCTTAATTGAGCATTTTTGTTTAAAGGGGAAATATGAAGTGAAATAATGGCTTTAGATTCTTCACAAACACCCATTGAGTCTTGGAATCAGCTACGTCAGAAGGCTGATTTTAGGGACCAGTCTACTCAAAACCAGGCGTATGTCCGACAGGCTCTCGCTCAAGATAGATACCTAAGGTCTTCTAATAGAGTTAATCCAGGACCCCAAAGAAACACAAGGGCTAACATGGCAAAAAATACACCACAAAATCCTCACGTATACGGATCCGAAGATATGTGGGGCTGGCAAAAATGGGCTGAAAACACACAAAAACAACCCTCGGCTGAGGCCCCGGGTCTTTTTGAGTCTCCAAGCACTAATATTCCAGGCACAGCTTATCCAGGTCCGTCCAGAGTTCAGGGCTGGGCCGGATGTACTTCTTGCAGGAGGAAGAGAATATGACCGTACGCAGAACAAGAAAAACAACGGCTAAAGCCGTAGATCCATCTCTAGAGGAAACCGTGGAAACTTCTGTAGAAAGCGTAAAGACCCCTGAGAAAGAAGTGGAAAAAATTCCTCAGGAAGAATTAGAAACTTTCTTTACAGAGCCTAGCGTTGAAGAAGTAGAAGAAGCTGAGGCAAAATTACCTCCCGCCCCTAAGAAGAAGAAAAGCATTCCTATTACCGGCAAAGTATTTTTGCAGGAGGAAGACCTTAGAGAGTGGGGAGCATATAGAAACTTTTTATATGGACAAGGGGTCGGAAAAGTTAGACATAAAAAGATTTAGATGATATAATATAGATATAAATGCTCCGTATCTATGAAGCCTGAAATAAAAGAGGCCTATATGAAAACAGCCGAGTTGTTTTCCCAGGTCTCTAACTGCAAAAACCTTAAAGTAGGAGCTATAGTAGTTAAAAATGGAAGTATATTGGCTCATGGCTGGAACGGCACTCCTTCAGGATTTCATACTAATTGTTGCGAGCGAGAGGACGGCAGTACAAACCCTTTTGTTCTTCATGCAGAGCAAAACGCTTTAGTTAAAATGGCAAAGTCTTCAGAGTCTATTGATGGGGCCGAGTTATTTTGTACACACAGTCCATGCCCAGATTGCGCTAAAATGATTGCTCAGTCTGGGGTAAAAAAAGTTTACTACAGAAATGAGTACAGAATTAAAGATGGCATTGATGTTCTTAGAAAACTCGGTGTAGAAGTGGAGAAAATATGAATCATGTTTGAAGAGCCTGAAGCAAGAGAAAAAATTAAAAACATTTTTAAAAACATTTATAATTTTGACAAAGAGCTTGTTAGTGAATTTAAGTGGGCCTTGAAATACGATAAGCCAATTGGTTTGTATGTTGCCACAAAAGATCAGTCTGATGTATCCTGGGTATTTGGAGAAGAAGAAGTCGGAAGAATGCTTGGAGGCAAAAAAGTTTTAGATGGCATTACTGAGGGGCTATTTCCCACGGAAGAAGATAGAGAAAAAGGTGTGGTACTTGCAATATTAAAAAAAGTCGGACCGATTTACGCAGTCCGACTAGAAAAAGCTGTATTAGAAGAAGTATTTTTTTAAATATTCTGGAATACTGTAAGAATTTCGTTTACTTTATTGAATAACTTTTTAACTTCTTCTTTTAATTGTTCTGTTGTAATTAAGAAGTCGTTTACGTTTGTTATCTCAATGGAAAGAGGAATTCCTCCGTTGTTTCCTAAAGCAGTGTCGGGTACACTAACTTTTTGACCGATTTTAAATCCCGATCCTAACGCGTCAATTACAACTGCAGAGGCGGTTCCGGTGGCATCGATAGTAACAGTTATATCAAGTCCTTGACCTGTTTCTGTTGAAAGCCCAGAAATTGTGTAGTCTCCTGCAACTCTTCTTACGTCAGTTAAGCTACCCGTTGTTGGGGTCAGATCGCTAACTCCACCCGTTGACTCGTAGGCAACAGTTTGAAGAGCTCCAATTTGGACAAAAGCATTTGTGTTCTTTTGAATATTTTCCGTTGTAGATGCAGTGAATGCTGCAAGCTCTAAACTTAAGGTAGATGTAGTAGACTCCAGGGCCGAAACCTGAGCAGACAAAGTATCTATATCTGCAATCCTGGCGAGCTGAGCATCAACCTCTGCCTCTCTTTGATCAAATCTTGAAATTAGCGTATCGGTAGTATCTTCTAAAAGCTGAAAAGCGTTTTCTAAGTTTGTAATAGAAGAAGATGAAGCATCCGCAAGTGCCGCCTGAGCAGAGGCGATAGCTGTAGAGAAGATTTTCAGGTCTCTTGTACTTGCGTAGGTTCTGTTCGCGTATCTTACGTTAACAGCACCCTCATCCGTAGTAGGATCAACAACTTCTACAGTGGATACACCAAGCTTTAGTCCGCTTTTAACACCAGATCCGTCTTCGACAAATAAAGTGCTATCTGACAACAAGCCGTCTTGAGATAAGACTTCTCCTGTACTAGCTAGTTCTTGCCTGGAGATATTTAATAATCCCCCGGCATAATCTTCAATAAATTTAGATCGAAGGTCGGCCATAATAATTTTTTATATCGGTGTCGCTTAAATTTCTTGGGAAGAAAGCGTACATTTGCATAGGAACCACACTAGTGGGAGGTGGATTGTCCCATAGTACCAGCCAGTTATTTGTTAGCAATAACCTTATCTTTGAGGCTATTCTACTATTACCCCAGTTAATGTCATTTCCTCTAAGATCCAGAGAAGTATTATACTGCTTTCTGAATAGCGGAAGGGTTCCGGGCAAAATATTTGAACTAGCGGTTTTAGTAGGAGTAAAGGAGCACAAAGTTTCCTCTAGTCCTTCTTCAGTTAACCTACAGTTCTTTAAACTCAAACTCCTAATGTTTTTAGATATTCCCAGACTAACAACTTCCAGATTAAAACAATCCTCAAAATTTAAAACTTCTAAACCAGGTAGATGAGATCCCGTAAAACTCTTCAAATAGATGTTTCCTTCAAGATTTATATACTTTAAAAACTTTCTTTTTAAATTAAAATTAGCGTATAGCAAAGAGTTTCTTTGCAAGTTAATCTCTTCAATTTGAGGATCTACACTAAAGCCGGTGTCGGAATCCAGCCAAAGATCATCCCAAGTAAGTATATTTTGGTTGGTCAGTTTTAATGACTTTATAGTACCAGGTTTACTTTTATGTATAGAAAGCCCGCAAGAATTGGATTTTTCTTTATAGAGCAAAGCTGCGTCATTTGTAACTAAATCTTTGTTCTGAAACTCTACGTAATTGAAACTTTGATTTTGTACTTTATCAAAAGATAAAAGCGGAGTGTCTTCCGCTGCAAGAAGAAAGTTAGTTGCTATTTTCATTTAAAGAGGCCTCCTGCGAGAGTTCTCGGGCAAAAACTCAGAGAAACTTCTCCCGCCTTTCTTTCAAATCTTTTACACTTTAATAGGTTCATACAGGCTTGATATGCGTAAGGATCTTCTAATAAAGAGCAACTAAAAGCGTCTCCTCTTTCCCAGTTTGCTTTAATTGCTTCAATAAGTCCGAACTCCGAGTTGTAGTAAGAAGAATAGTACTTTTCCAGCTCAGGGTTTTTATTTGTGTTTTCTTTATCACTTGGCTGAGAAACAGGAACACCAAGCAAGACCGGATCTGTTCCACTTCCTGAAACAGGAGAGTTTTCTACAAAAGTTACGTCTTCGGATATGGGCTTATTACCTCTTGTAAATACCAGGGGGGAACTAAGTACTTCTTCAAATACCGGCTCGCCTTTGTCCGTAATGCTTACATTTTTATCTTTAAATACATTAAAATAAGTTGGCTTGTTGTTTTCTCCGTCTGGAATGAAGAACTTAGACACCTTATCCGAGCTTGTAGAGCCAAAAGGTCTGTCTATGAACACACTACCATTAGCCCTTGTTGTATCAGGCGAGGTGTCCCTCTCAGAGTATATAGCTCTGTTTGTTGGGTCTCCGCACGAGTTTTCTATAGAGCTAAATCTTTCTGCGCATTTGGCTCCTCCAAAAAACTCACAGGACTTTACAGGATCAAAAGACTCAATTAAGCCTTGGCTTAAAACTCTTTTAATAAAGTCTTCCGCTTCTTGTTTTTTGAATAAGTTTACATCAGAGAGAACATTAGTAATAGGAACGTTTCTATTAGACTCTAAGTTTCTATTAGACTCTAAGTTGTCTTGACTAGAAGATAGCTTGCTAGTATTCTTTACCAAGCTGTCGTAGTTAGGGCTCGATACGACTATATTGTTTATTGGGCTAACACCGGCAAAATCTTTATTTTCTTTTATAAGAGAGATAAACTTTTCAAGAACTTGGGACTCTGTATATTGTGAACTTTTTCTATTAGCAATAAAGGAAAAATTTGTTTTTAAAGTCGGAGATAGCTGATTAGCTTGCTCTGGGGTTATAGAATTAACTTTGGTAATTGACTCCGGCCTAGGAGAGTTGCCAATGCCCGGAGAACCAACAATAACGGACTCTGGAGAAGGGGTAGGCGCGTTTATTTCCTCTATGTTTCCGTTAATAGGAATTAAATTCTTTACTATAAAAGCTGCGTCCTCTACAGTCTTATTATAGAGATTTTGAATATTTTTAAAGGAGTACAAGGAATCTCTTTGTCCAGGAGTCGAAGCCTCCAAAGTGTTAATAAAATTTGTTATTGTAAGATCAATAGAGAAAATTAGTCTTTCTATTACGTCCACAAGAACCACTAAATTAACGCTCGGGTTAGGATTTACGTAAAAGTTAGGAACTTGATATGAGTTAGAGTAATAAGAGAGCTTATGAATAAGACCAGACAAATAAGCATAGTTAATGAGCTTAGTTAATTTGCCTCCTTCAGAGCCAGAAAGTATTTGTCCTAGCTCGGTTGTTTGTGATTGAGGACTTAGTATTGAAACTAACTCAGAAGAAGTTAAACCGATGCTCTTATCGTATAGTCCTTGAAGCACCGCAGTGGACGCGTTTCCTAAGTTTTTATCGATAAGGTTTGTCATTTGCTGCAGAGCAACTGGCGCGTTTTTATTAACAACCTCGTAGTCTATGTTGTAGCTATTTAAATCAAAAATAGAATTACCGTATATTAAAGAACTAGCAACAGGTCCTAAAAGATTAATCGATTCTTTGTCTTTAAGTATATTAACTTCATTGTTTTCTAGCAGAAAAGATATAGATTCAAACAAGCTTAAAAAGTTTCCAGAGAGGAACTCTTTGAATACTTCTAGTTGCCCAGGATTAACAGCAAAAGTTAAGTTAATAAGCAAACCAACGAGTTTTCCAAAACGATTTTGGTTATATATAGACGCGTCGTTTTGATTTTTAAGAGATATTTTTAAAAGATTAATTAGTCCTGTATCGTCAGGAGAATACAGATAATTAATATAAGCATCTATAGCGCTCTCTCCACCAAATTCATAAATTAGCTGAGAAAGCTCATATCCCTTGAAGAAGGAAGTTTGGTCAATACTATCGGACACAGGAGCAAATTTTGTAACCAACTCTTCAAAAGATTCTACAGAGAGGAACTGATTAATTTCGCTTTCTTGGAAATTAAGCGATCTTAGTTGCTCGATTAAAGTGTCTTGCTCTTGAGAAGCAGCTTTAAATGAAATGTTAGGTATAAAACTACCAGGAGCGAATCCGATAGCTTTAATATCTCCCACAATTGCCTCAAGTCCCTTTTGAAGCACCTTTGCCCATACAGAAATAAAACTTAAAGATTCCCCGCTCAAGGGTACATCAGGAGCAGACGCTTTAAGCCTTTCGTAGGCGTCTAATAAGGACCTTGTTGCTCCGTTAAATCCTGGTAATACTTTTTTGTTTTGCGAAATAGCCTCAGTAATTTTAGGAGTACTTACAAACAAAGAAGAAAGTTCTTTTATTTGAATAGCCACTGGCCCCAGGCCTTCATAACCCTGTAAAGTTCCGTTAGGTTCTAAGCCGTCTGCAATAGAATTAATTGTGTCTCCTAAAAAATTAGATATGGAATTTATTCTCTCAAGACCAAAAAGAATTATATCTACCACATAATCATCGGGGTTTTCAGTAGATTCTGAGGGCTTTACGTACGGGTTATTAGAAAAAGATACAAATCTGTCCACCAAACCCTGAGCGTATTTATTATATACAGGATTGTACTTGAGGACATATACCTTGTTGTTGTTTTCTTCAAAGGGTATGTTTTTGTTAATTGAAGTATTTTGTCTAAAAGACTTTAAAGACTTAAATACGTCAAGAAACTTGAGGCCGGAGATCTTATTTACGTCAAAATCAAAAGCAAAGATTGTATTGAACTGACCAAATATGTTTATTCCTTCTATGCTATAGTTGCCGTTATTTATTATTCTTGCGTAGTTGCAGGAGTAAAGATACTCAACAAAAGAAGAGACATAGTCAATGCTACCTACAGGACTCGCCTCGCTATTTCCAAAGTACTTAACTGATTCTTTAAGCTGTAGTATATTTTTGGCAATTGTTTTACCCCTTCCCGCAAAAGAAATATCTAAGTCTTTTTCGTCGTATATTAAATCGGTTTCCAAAAACTTAATATCAGAGTCAGAGATAACTCCATTTATAGCTCCTGAGTTATTAAATGCCTCGCTTACGTATTTCTCTGTATTTTCTTTTAATTTATTATTAAATAGGTTTTTCTTAGATAAGAATTTTGAATTAAACTCTGCCCATTGTTCGGGTTCAAAATCTGTTGTATCGGGCCTTGTAACTCCTACGTTTAGGACAAATAGCTTGTTTTTAAAAATCGTAAACTTTTGAGTAGGGTAATTTGGGTCGTCGTATCTTTCTTTTTGAATTTCCCAGTATATATCACCACCAAAAAGAGGGTAGATGGTTCTTGTTGCAATATCTACTTTTTTAGAAGAAACGGAAGTTTCTAGAATTGCATCAGAAGGCGCGTATTCTTCTATAAGCTGAACTTGTTGCTGAGACGTAAGCCCTTGAAGGTAGTACGACAGTCCTTCTTGAGACTTAATTACCTCAGAAACGTAGGAGTCTAAATACTGCTCAATTGATTCGTTTTTAGGTCCAATCTGGATATAGCTCGATTTAATTGCCTCAGCAGAGGAAGCAAATAGGGTTAAAAAAAGCTCTAAGTCAAATACGAAAGAAATAAGCGCTGCTGTTATCTTAGCAGTTAAAGGTAAAATTGTAATAGAGTTTTCTTTAATAATCCTATCAAAAATAGAATTATAAATATCGAACAGCGATGCTTTGTATACCTCTCTATTTTTGCTTACTTCAAATCTACCATTCTCCACCTCGTAGTTAGCGATAGACGCTTCTATATACAGAATAAGCCGCGCTTTAATTTCTTCCAGCTGCCTTTTCGTTGCGGGATTTAACATACGAGTGGTCTTTTCCTAAACTTTAAACTTTAAGTTTAAAGCTTTGTAGTTTTAAAATTACTTATGTCATCCAAAGTTTCTATTGTTATCCTTAAGTCTAAGTCTGTAGATTCTACATCTGACATTAACAAAATGGTTGTTCATTTAGAGCAAATTTTAACTGAGAAAGACAATATCGATTTAAAAGTAAGGCAGAGCCTTACGGACCCTATCATTAAATCAGCAAAGTTTGTTATTTTTGCGGGCTGGGATTCTTCCATCCTTGCTCAGTTCTTTACGCTAATTAACGCACTGGAGAAGCAGGAAACAAACATCGATAAAAAGTTGTTTATGTTTGACGAGCCCGGTAAGAATTGCTGGAACGATTTGAACAGGCTGCTGACCTTCGGTATGGACATTGATAGATTTTCGCCGGAAATCTTTGAGTCGGTGGTTGACTGTTGGAATTATCGTGATATAATGAGCTATATAGACTTAGAACTACGTAAGCTCGAATCGGATGCAAATTCAAGAATTCCTGACCCTGTCTAATGTTTCCGATTCTGCTCTGGATAAAATTCTAGCACACGATAAATGGAAGTTTGAGCAACAATTAGCTCATGAGAAATGGATCGCTGAATTTAATGCTAATGCAAAAGCTTCAAGCAAGCCTAAGGTAATCACTTCAGAAACCCTATCTGAAAATGATATACTAATAAACGACCTAACTGGATACGGAGAACTCGATGAAACTCACATCGGTAAACTGTCTAAAACCCCGGTATGGCAAGCGGCAGAGGCAAAAGCACTAGATATTTTTTACGAGTGGAAGAAGGCAATCAAAGACATTGACGATCTTCCTAAAAAAGACATCTCTGACTCTAGAACAAAAAAGCTTCTTACGACTTATCTATGGTCTAATTCACTGGCACAAAGACAGGCCTATTGGCCTGATGGCAAAGACATGCATTATGCTGAAGGGGCAAAAAGAGAAATCAAACAAAAGCTTCAGTCTTACGCTAATGTTACAATTGTAAGAACATATGAAGCTTTTAAGAATTTTTGGGAAGAAATTAACGAGGGGTCTAAAGTAGAGTTCAACTCTTCATTTATAGGGAGCGCCCTGGATAATGCATATGAAGAAACTCTGAAAAAAGAAAAAGAGGAGGAAAAAGCAGACTTGTTTAAATCTCCTCTGTTTGAAAAAATAAAAACAGAGTTTCCTAAATTAGATTTAAATCTTCTAAAAGACCAAATGGTCGCAAAAAGAGGGGATTTTATGAGCGCAATTTTAGCTCTAGAACTTAAAAACTTTTCTAAAAATGTACCGGACGAGTATAAAAAGCTATATACTCCGTCAGTATGGGAAACTAGTTACTTCAAATACGTCAGAAAATACGAAAGTATCTGGCGTGAAACTTACAAAACTTTTTATCTATCTATTCGCAAGGAGCAAGAACAATGGAAGAAGGAGTTAACATCTTAACAACCGGATACAACGTAATTGTAGAAGGAGCCGAGAAGCTTATTGAGGATTGGGAATCTGGAAATATTTCAAGAGAAGAGCTTCAAGAAAGGCTTATGAATCTTGAAACAGTTATGGTAGACCTTGAAAAGGTAGATAAACCAATTGAGTTTAAAGATACTGAAGAATAATGTGTTGTTTTAATGACCTCTGAAAATCCCCAAAGGCATATTAAGGCTGGGTTCTTTGACCGCTATTTTTCCTTAGGTGTTTCCCAAGGAAACTTAGCAGGATATAAATCTGATCCCTACTCCTATTCAGGAGGTGCCTATTTATCAAGCGGTACGATACTTCCACGTAGAGACGATATTCTCTTAGAAGAAGGCGGTGGCGGTCCCCGTGCTGTAGAAAAATACATGAGGCTATTTAACGATAGCCAAATTCTTGCAGCTTGGGAGAAACTTATCGGTGAGATCGTTCAAAGGCCCTGGGAAGTATCTCCTTCTTCTAACTCAGACGAAGACGAAGAAGTTGCAGAATTTGTTCGCCAAGTAATTAACCGTATGGGAAGCAATACAAGGCAGTCCTACGGCAAAGAGCAACTTGTAGCAACAAACTCAGGCTTTGATACTTTTATCAGAGGTATGTGTGAGTCTTTGATACTCGGCATGTCAATCGGCGAAATTTGCTGGATGAGACAAGGCAAATACATCGTGCCCTCTGAGATAAAAATCAGAGACCCTAGAAGGTTCTTATTTAAGCTTAACGAAGACGGGACTGTAAGCCCCAGGCTAATTACGATGGGCTCTCCTGTAGAGGGCATGGGCATTCCTCTTCGCTCGATGATTCTTCATCGCCATTGGTCATATAGCAATTTTATGGACGTTCATGGCTCCGGTCTTGGACGTCAACTTTACCCTCTTGTAGAATTCAGAAGAACTTTAATGAACTTCTGGCTTCAGTACGCAGATAAGCATACTACTCCTACAGCAATTGGTAAGTTCAGCCTTGGCACACCAGAAGAAGAAGTTAATTCTTTATTTACTGCTCTTCAGAGACTGGGGCAGGAAACAGCGGTTGTTATCCCGGACGAAATGGATATTAACTGGCTTGAAAGTAACGGTAGGCCAGAACTTTACAACCAACTTATTAGCTATATCGATCAACAAATTAGCTTTGTAATTAACGGCGAAACAACTGTTGGCCAAGAGACGGGAAGCGTTGGCTCATTTGCTCGAGATCAAATTGCAGACTCTGTGCGTATGCGCAAGGCAAAAACGTTTTCTGAAGAACTTGATGAGACAATTAACTCGACTTTAATTAGATGGATTGTAGAACTTAACTATCCTGGCAAAAATCCTCCGAGGCTTATACGTAATTTTGAAGATCTTAAGCAACGAGAAGATCCAGTTCGCATGGTTCAGGTTCTTTCTCAGCTTGGTGCTCTTGGCTACCAGGTCGAAGACGTTGATTGGCTCAGAGAGAAGCTTAATATACCCTCTTTGACCAAGCTGGAGGCCCCTGGTGGAGAAATGATGGGAGGATTGATGCCTCCTGTGGAGGGCGGAGCAGAGGAGGAAGAGGCTCCTATGGCCGAGGATATGGACTTCGGCGCTGACCTCATGAAGATGTTTGACTTTGATGAAGGATCTTTGAAAGAGCGAATTTCTCAATCTATCTCTTCTAACTTTAAAGGCGACCTTGATGACGTAGGGTTCCAAAGAATCGTAACAGATTCCACGGGCAATGAAATGCAAATATCCAGATTGCAAATAGACGAGTTTACTTCGCCAGGAGAGATCGTATTTGTTATCGAAAGATTATTTGAGGAAATTAGAGGGCTCAGAAGAGTGCCGCCTGAAGCCCAGCTATTTAAGTCCAAGCTGGAAACAGATTTACAAAGAATAAAGGGTTTAATATATCAAGAGAGCTTGTCTGAGCAAGACTCCTCTGATCTTGTAAAGCTTTATCAAGGAGTATTTAGGCTAAATAGATACTGTGTACATAGAGAGGCAGTTTGCTTAGACGTAGAGTCTAAGGGGTACTGGAGATGGTTTGATCCATACTTCCAATAATCTATTTAGTTTAAATAATATATAGAAATATTGCATATAACGTAACTTACTATGTTAGCATATAAGCCGATTACTCAAGCACAATACTGGATCCAGGCCTCGCCCTTCCAGCATTACTTCACAACCTTCTCTGGCATCAGAGACACCTCTGGAACCACCCAGTATGCTGATGGCGTAAGAGGTCGTATTTTCCAGCTCAAGGGCCCTCGTACTCTTGCTGAAGTAACAGTTTCTGCTCCTTTCGACCCCGAAAAGCACGCCGACATTGTTGACTTCTGGAAGACCTACGATTGTTCCTTCATTACCTTAACTGTAACTCCTGTAGAGTGTGGCGAAGATCCCTCACCTATTGGCAATAGAACAATTACCATCCCCGACGCTCAGATCACGTCGCTTAACTTTGGTCAGGCTGACAGATCGTCCACTAACGTATCTACCCTAGAGCTTACTTTCGTACTGGATACATTCACCTATAACTGATATAGGTACCTAATCGGAGGGATTTAGTAATGAAGAAGAGCTACGTTGCATGCAGAAAATCACCCTCCGATTTTCAGGAAATATGTAGTACGTTATTAGAGGGCATTTAGATGAGCGTTTCTTTATCTAAAAACCTTCCAGAAACCATCCAAGTATTAAAAGGTCAGCCTTTACTTTTATCAGTGGAGGTGGGCGAAGAGTCTGTATTTACAAGCACAGACCTTACATTTCAATGGCAAAAAAGAGAAGCAGAGTCAATAACCTGGATCAATATTCCTGGAGCTTCTAGAAGATCGTTTGTTATAGACAGCCCCGTAAAGGAAGATGAGGGGTTTTATCGATGTGTAATAACAGATCCTGTTGACATAACTGTTTCCAACGTAACAGAACTTTTTGTAATAGAGTCAATAATATCTTTTACTAAATCTCCAGTCGATCAAATAGTACTGCGCGGAGACAGCGTAACTTTTGAGGCCGTTGCAAAATCAACCGGCAGAACGGAAATATTTTATTTTTGGGAAGTTTCTGAAAATGGTCTAAGCGGATGGACGAAAATACCAGGAGCTCTTTCCACCACAATAACAATTGATGATATAGGAGAAGATAACAACAACTATTACCGTTGTACGGCCGTAGATAATATTTCTGACAATTCTCCTCTTACTACATCTCCCGTAGAAATTAGATTTTTACCAATAGAACTGGATGTACAGACGGAAGGTCCTATTAACTTATCTATAGTCGAAGGAGAGAGGTTCGACTTTAGAGTATCGGCAACTCTCACAGGACCAACTAATCCTTCTTTTGCGTTTGAGAAGGAGGAGAGGTTAAATGGTATTAGATTTTGGGCGCCATTTATTACAAATGACACCGGAGAAATATCATTTAACCAGGTTCCCCTTTCTTTTGATGGAAAGTACAGGTGCATAGTTTCTGATCCCCTGGGATATAATAACTCAGTAACAGTTAGACCTATTAATATTACTGTAGATAAGTCTTTTAAAATAAACAGCGTAGAATCTACTCCCTCTTTAGCAAAGCTGAACGAGGAGCTTGTAATTAGTCCTATTATA